CGGTGGTGACTACAACACAATTATCGGAGTATTCGCAGGATCGGCAACAACAGGAGGAAACCGAAACGTAGCTATGGGGTATAACTCACACCAATCAAGCACTGGTAATGACAATATTGCTATAGGTTATAATTGTCATAATGGTGGTGGTATTCGTAGCGATAACTTTATATTTGGTTCAGGTACAGCGAACAATCTTTCCACAGGTTCAAGAAACTTTATCATGGGAAATGGTATTTCAGCTCCGGCAAATAACACAAACGACTATATGAATATGTTTGATTTTTTATATGGCGACTTTGCAAACACAAACCTAGGTTTAGGAACTACAGACTACGCATCAGGTGTAAATGTTATAGCAGTTGCGGATGGCACAGCTCCATCGGGAACACCGACAGGTGGTGGAGTCTTATACGTAGAGGCAGGGGCTTTAAAATTTAAAGGTTCAAGTGGTACAGTAACAACTATAGCGGTGGCATAATGGAACTTAATTTAACTATAGAAGAAGTTAACCTGGTCTTGTCGTCATTATCCGATAGACCATTGAACCAGGTTTTAGAAGTATTCACTAAGATACAAACACAAGCAAAAGAACAGTTAGAAGCTAAGGAATAGATGACAGCATATGAGCAAATTAAACACTGGAGAGAAAATCCAGTTGATTTTGTTAGGGACAATTTCCAAGCAGAACCGGACTTGTGGCAAGTAAAAGCCCTGGAATATTTCATTGATGAAGATTACGACATGATGCGTATCTCATTACAAGCATGTGCCGGTCCTGGTAAGTCAGCGGTCCTTTCATGGTGCGGATGGTTATTTCTTTCATGCTATGGTGAACCTGGTGAACATCCAAAAGGTGCGGCCGTATCGATCACAGCAGACAACCTAAGAGATAATTTATGGGTTGAGCTATCTAAGTGGCAACAAAGATCCGAGTATCTTAGAACAGCGTTTACGTGGACCGCATCCAGGATATATGCCAATGATCATCCCGAAACCTGGTTTATGTCGGCAAGGTCATTTCCACAGTCAGCTAATATGGAAACAATTGGTAAGACACTTTCAGGAATACATAGTAAGTATGTCCTTTTTTTAATAGATGAGTCGGGTGATATACCTAACCAGATAGCTAAAGCAGCGGAGCAAGCGGCCGGAGAAACTAAGGGGCGTGGTGGTTTTTGTAAAATATTACAAGCTGGAAACCCAATTAGCGTTACAGGAATGCTTTATATGGCATCAACCTCTAAATATTGGAACGTGATAAGAATCACTGGCGATCCTGAAGATCCAGAGAGATCACCACGTATAGACAAAGAGTGGGCACAACAACAAATAGATGAGAATGGCCGTGACGATCCCTGGGTTGCATCATATATATTAGGGCACTTCCCTAAAACTGCAATCAATTCACTGTTATCAATGCAAGAAGTAGAGATGGCAATGGAGCGAACCATAAAGATCACAGATTATAATTACGCTCAAAAGAGACTAGGCATTGACGTTGCCAGGGGTGGAATGGATGCAACGGTTATCTTTCCTAGACAGGGTTTAGCTGGTTTTAAATATGCCACTATGAGAAAAGCCAACGGTCCAGAGGTAGCCGCACGTATATTGATGGCAAAGAGTAAGTGGAAAAGTGAATTAGAATTTGTTGATGACACCGGTGGTTTTGGTGGATCAGTCGTTGACTCCCTTCAACTATCAGGACAGTCACCTATCCCAATCCACTTCAGTTCTAAAGCTACTGATCCTAGATATTTTAACAAGAGAAGTGAGATGTGGCTAGAAATGGCCGCATGGATAAGAAAAGGTGGTTGTTTACCTAAATGTAATCAGCTTAAGAAAGAGTTAACTTCAGTAAACTATTTCATCAAAAATGGAAAATTCATGCTGGAGTCTAAAGAACAGATCAAGAAACGACTAGGCTTTTCACCAGATATTGCAGATGCATTGGCACTTACATTCGCACATCCAGACATGCCGACAGCAGACAAGTATGCACACTTAAGATCCAACGTATCGAGTTATAATTCAGAGTACGATCCATTCAAGGCTATGCGATGAGAACGTATCACCAGATAAATACAGTAGATAGTTTCAATATATTCTTAAGAGAAGCCAAGCCATTGTTTGAAGAGAACAATACAGAGCTTGATTTTTTCGGGTTGAACGTGAATTTAGACGTTGACACATACCACAAACTTATATCGATGAATAGGTTAAGAGCGTTTACAATAAGAGAGAATGATGAGCTTATCGGATACTCGACCTTTATAATCCAGAACCATATGCAACACGTTGATCACTTACAAGCTAACCAGGATGTGTTATTTATTTCTAGTAACAAGCGTGGTTATGGTATAAAATTTTTAATATGGTGCGAGAATCAATTGAAAAGAGAAGGTATAAGCTTTATTTTTAGATCAGTGACAAGATTTAATGATTGGAGTTTAATTTTAAAAAGGTTAGAATATTCAGAGATGGATACTATTTATATGAAAGACTTAAGGGAGTAGGTATGAGTTCAGGTGGAAATGCAATTTTTGACATAGTTGACTCGGTTTTAAAGCCAGTGAACGACATCGTAACGGCCACAGATAAAGCAGTAAAGGATACTGTATATGTTGTTGGTGGACAAGGTGAGAGAGACAAAAAAGCCGCTGAAAAGAAAGCTAAGAAAGCACAGACTAAACAAATAGCTAAAGCCAAAAAGAAACAAGAAGATGAAAAAGCACTTGGCGAAGCAAGGTCCGACGCAGAGGGAATGAGAGACTCAGCAATTGGAAGAACAGGAAGTAAGAAGAGAAAGACTGGAAGATCAGGGACTATCTTAACCGACTCGTTAGGTGATAACGGTGGTTCAGAAAATCAAGGTAAGAAAAACCTATTAGGACTATAGATATGAATGACAAGGATAAGTCACCAAAAGGGTATAATTATTTATCAAAGCGACAGTATTACAATGTTGTAGAGAAGCAACTACGTGAAGACCGTGATTCATTTAGGACATACTGGAGAGATCTTTCTGATTATATCCTTCCTAGACGTTCAAGGTTTTTCATATCAGATGCAAAGCGTGGTGATCGTAGGAACTTTAATATTATTGACTCTACAGCTACACTAGCATCTAGAACATTATCAAGTGGTATGATGACGGGTATCACATCACCGGCCAGATCATGGTTCAATTTAGCTCCAGGATCAGGCGACAAAGCACCTAACACTAATATAAAGAAATACTTCCAGGACACTACAGAAAAGATGAGATCAATCTTTCTTAGAAGTAATTTATATAATGTCCTTCCAACAATATATGGAGACATGGGAACTTTTGGAACGGGTTGTCTTTTCATGGAAGAAGATATGGATGATACGGTTAGGTTTACTGCCTTTCCTATTGGTTCATATATGATAGCTAATGACCATAAAGGAAGAGTTAGAGTATTCTATAGAGAGTTCCAGATGTCAGTTAGACAGCTTATCGAGAAGTTTGGATCACCTAAACCTGGTAAAAATGGGATGCAAATAGACTGGAGCAAGTTATCTGAGAATGTAAGATATCAATATGACAGAGGACAACTTGAAAGCATGGTTAACATTGGCCATATGGTCTTACCTAACGACGATCATAGACCGGATAGCTTAGAATCAAAATATAAGAAATTTAGCTCAGTATATTATGAGCAAGGTGCAAGTAATCAGTCTAACCAAAACAATTTATCAGTTGATTATCCAGGTAAGTTCTTAAGTGAAAAAGGCTTTGATTACTTTCCTGTATTAGCACCACGTTGGGAAGTTGTTGGTGAAGATACTTATGGAGTTAATTGTCCTGGTATGATTTGTATTGGTGACGTTAGACAATTACAATTTGGTGAAAAGAATATAGCTACAGCAATCGATCAAAAAATCAAGCCGGCAATGGTTGGACCTATTGCACTTCAAAACCAAAAGGCATCTATTCTTCCTGGTGATATTACTTACCTGGATGAAAGGGAAGGATCTAAAGGTTTTAGAAGGTTGTTTGAAATAGACTTTGATGCAAGGGAGCTTGAGAATAAGCAGGATCAGATAAGACAGAGAATATCAAGGACTTATTATGAAGATCTTTTCTTGATGTTAGCACAGTCAGATAGACGACAGATCACAGCGAGAGAAATAGAAGAAAGACATGAAGAAAAACTCTTGGCTTTAGGGCCAGTTTTAGAGAGAATAAACCAAGACTTATTAGATCCTTTAATTGAAAACACTTTTGCTATAATGGATAAGCAAGACTTATTGCCAGAAATACCAGAGGAACTTAAGGGACAGGACTATAAAGTTGAGTACATATCAATAATGGCACAAGCACAGAGGCTTGCCGGTATTGGTAATATTGAAAGGTTTACGGGCTTTGTTGGACAGATGGCACAATATGATCCGACAGCACTTGATAAACTTAACACTGAAGAAACAATTGATTTATACGGGGATTATGTGGGAGTTCCACAAAGTCTCATAACGAGTAAAGAAGAAATGGAAGCGATCAAAGAACAAAGGGCAGCACAGCAGCAAGCAGAGCAACAAGCAATGCAAGCACAGGAAGCAGTTGCGGCCGGCAAAACTTTGAGTGAAACCAAGATGGATGAAGGATCAGCATTGGATGAACTAATGGGGGCAGTAAGTGAATAACTTAGCAGACCCGAAACAAGTTAAAAAAGCAGAGTTGAAAGAAAAAGATTTAAGGAAGCAGCAACTTAACGACATTCGCACAGTACTTTCTAGTATTAGTGGACGTAGGTTATTTTGGAGAATACTTGAACATTGCAACACTTTCAACACTGTATTCAATGAACAACATTCAACCATGAGTTACCTTGCCGGTAAACAAGACTTAGGTCATTTCATTATGTCAGAAATTACACAAGCAGATGAGAATCTACTTTTAAAACTAATGAAAGATAACAAAGGTAAGGAGAACTAATGAGTGAACAAACAGAAATGGAAGTTAAAGAAACAGTGGTTACAGAACCAGCAGAGAACGAAATAAAAGAAACTACAGTTGAGGACGCTCTTTATGGAGCTGATCCTGGGAATGACGAGACAATTGACGAGACAAAAGAAGAAGCCGCAGACAGTGATGAAATCACAGAGTCTAAGGAAGAAACTGAGTCAGGTGACGATGTTAAGGAGTCCGAGGATCTAAAAGAGACAGCACAATATAAGCTGGAGTTAAGTGAGAATAGCCTGATGGACAATTCTTTTTTAGAAGAGATTGAATCTTTTTTAATTGAGAATAACGTGTCGGAAGATGTGGCCAAAGGGATGCTTAACAAACAGGAAGAAGTGCTTGCGAAGTGGGTTGAGTCAAAAACTGAAGCTATTGAAGCTGAGAAAGATCAGTGGAGAGATCAGGTTGTAAATGACAAAGTAATGGGTGGAGACAATTTAAAGACTACAGTTGAGAATGCTAAAAGAGTAGTCGGCAAATATGCTTCAGAGGACTTTGTTAATATGCTACGTGAGACAGGTTATGGAGATAATCCGGAATTTGTCAGATTTGTATCGGCCATTGGAGCTGCCATGAGTGATGATACACTCGTTAGTGGCAAGGAATTTGGTGGCGAAAAAAGAACAGAAGATTATTTTTATGGAAGTAATTAAACTAATTTAAAAACTAAGGAGAGTTTTAAATGGCAACATTATCATCAAACGCATTAACACTTATTGACTTTGCAAAGAGAATCGATCCAGATGGAAAAACACCAAAGATCGTTGAACTACTTGCACAAACAAACGAAATTCTAGACGACATGAAATTCATGGAAGGTAACTTACCAACAGGACACAGAATTACAGTAAGAACTGGTTTGATGTAGACCAGTATAAATCCCTCCTTATCGACTTGGAAGTCCAGCGGTGGACGACAGGGCGCAAGGGTAAAGCTAGCGTGAACGACTGAGCGGAGGGACTAAGAAGAGAAATTCTTAGATGCGACAGTCTGGTCTCTCAGATAACCAGAAAAGAAATGAGAGAGGGGAAGCCCGAAGAGGTGAGTACCCCACAGCAATTTGCTGGAGTAACAATTAGTACCACAAGTCTATTGGCGATTATTGAACCAGGGTGTTCAACCAAGTAAGTCACTCGCAGCTCAAATTGACGAGCAATGCGGAATGTTAGAAGCATGGAGTGAAGTAGATCAAGAAGTAGCGGAACTTAACGGTAACGTAAACTCTTTTAGATTATCTGAAGCTCAAGCATTCTTAGAAGCAATGAACCAAGAAATGGCTTCAACTTTATTCTATGGGAATAGTTCACTATCACCAGAGGAATTTAACGGCCTTTCAGTTCGTTACTCTGACTTATCAGCTCCTAACGCACAAAACATCGTTAACGGTGGTGGATCAGGATCAGACAATTCATCTGTATGGTTGATTGTTTGGGGTGAGCAGACTTGTTGTGGTATCTTTCCAAAAGGATCTAAAGCTGGCTTAACTCATGAAGATTTAGGTCTTCAAACTATCGAGACTACTAATGGTATCGCTGGTGAAAGAATGAGAGCTTACCAAGATCACTTTAAGTGGAAAACTGGTATTGCACTTAAGGACTGGAGATATGTTGTTCGTATCGCTAACATTGATGTTTCAGATCTTGCTACAGGATCAGCAGCGGATATCGTTAACCTTATGATTAAAGCAACACATAGAATCCCTAACCTTAATATGGGTAAACCATGCTTCTATGCTAACCGTACAGTTGTTCAATACCTAGACATCCAAAGAAGAGATGACATGGTTGGATCAGCACTTGCGTATCAAGAAGTTGATGGTAAGAGAATCCCTCATTTTAGAGGTATCCCTCTTAAGACAGTAGATGCATTACTAGAAACTGAAGCTACAGTAGCTTAATTAAAAACGTATTTATAATACAAGGAGAATTAAAATGATTATAGATAAGCAATTACAATTTTCAGACAGTCAAGCTCTAACAGCTACAGCAGTTAGTACAAATGTTATTGATTCTGGTATCGATGGAAACTTAGGAGTTGGTGAACCAATGGCCGTAGTTATCACTATCGAAGTTGAAGCAGATGACGCTAATGCAGATGAGACTTATTCAGTTGCATTACAATCAGACTCAGATGTTGGATTTGGATCAGCAGTTGAACTTAGTTCAATTTCTATCCCTAGAGGATCAGCAGCAGGATCTAAATTTGTTTTACCTGTACCAGCAGACAACCGTGGTGATCAGTACTTTAGAGTTAATTACACTCTAGGTGGTACAACTCCCTCGGCTACTGTTTCATGTCACATGATTCCACAATCGTTCATCCAAAATGATTTTTATTTTGCAGATGGATTCACAGTTAGTTAATAAATAGGAGTTAGAATGAAAGTTAAAGCAAAACGTCTTGGATACTACGCAGACATCAGGATCAGAGAGGGACAAAAATTCAGACTTAAAGACTCAGAACATTTCTCAGAGGAATGGATGGAGAAACTAAGTAAGAACGTAAAAGTTGACGAGGTACTTATCCAGGATAAGCCCGAACCAATCCCTAATGTTTTACTAGATGACGCAGATGATGAACAAGATGATGCAGACAGTAATTCAGAAGTTATTTAATTAATAGATCGGGGTGGTTGAAAGACCACTCCTTTCTTTAACTAGGAAACAAAATGGCAAGTAAGACAGAAATAGCAAACATGGCAATCTCACACCTGGGAATAGGTAAGGAAATAGCTAATGTTGATACTGAGAAATCACAAGAAGCAAGGGCTTGTCGTAGTTTTTACGAGAGTGCAAAGAAGATAACTTTATCAGATCTTGACTGGAACTTTGCCAGCACTTTTGCAACACTAGGTTTAGTTGAGGAAGATCCAACTACAGAGTATAGATATTCTTACCAATATCCTACAGATTGTTTGAGACTAAGAAGAATACTATCAGGATCTAGACAGGACACACAACAATCAAGAATACCCTATAGAATAGTAGTAGAGGGTGGAACTAGAAAAATATATACAGACCAGGACTCAGCAGTTGTTGAGTACACGACAGATATAACAGATGCATCAATTTTCGATAGTGAGTTTGCAATGGCCCTTTCCTACAGACTGGCCGCTTTTATTTGCTCACGATTGACAGCAGGGGATGACTTTAGAATTAAAGCCGAAATGCTTCAGCACTATCAGATGGAAATTGGTTTTGCTAAAAAGAAAAACATGAACGAAGTACAACACGATCGTCATAATGAATCTGATCTAATCAGATCTAGAGGCGGTGCAAGGGATAGGATCAGTTATGATAGATATGAGTTATGAAGAAATTGAACTAAAAGATTTTAGCACACCTTCAATTAACAAACCTAAGTATCCTCACGGACTTAAATTGTCACTAGGCAAGGAAGAGTTAAAGAAGCTTAACCTGGAAGGTACACCGGCAATTGGCCAGAAATTTAACATGGAAATAGTTGTTGAAGTTGTTGAGGTATCCAGTGAGTTAGAGGGTAGTGATGAAAAATCTTTACGTGTTGAACTACAGGTTAAAGAGATGGAAGTTAAAAAAGATGATACCGAAGAAGTTATCAAACAATCAGATAGCTCACAAATAATATACGGGGTATAAGGTTGACAACGCTATCACAAAGAACTTTTTCTAGTGGTGAAGTCTCACCTTCTATTTACTCCAGGGTTGACGTTACAAAGTATGCATCCGGTCTAAGGACTTGTAAAAACGCTATGGTTATGCGTTATGGTGGAGTATCTAACAGACCTGGCACGGAGTTTATTTCTCCAGTCAAGTTCGCAGCATATGATGTCAGGCTTGTACCCTTTATATTTAGCAATGATCAGACTTACATATTAGAATTTGGACAGTATTATTTAAGAATACATAAAAATGGAGTACTTCAAAAAGAATCAGCAACGGTTATTTCAGGTGCAACACAAGCCAATCCAGTAGTGATTACATCCACAGCTCATGGTTATTCCAATGGTGACATAGTAGAGATCACTGGAGTAGTTGGGATGACAGAGCTTAACAATAAGAGATATCTAGTGGGAGCTGTGACAGCAAACACATATGAGTTATCATTGCCAGATGTACCATACACTAACATAGATAGTACTTCTTTTGATGCATACGTTAGTGGTGGAGAAGCAAGAAAGATATATGAGCTTCAAACAGTTTACACAGCAGCAGAGGCCAAAGAATTTAAGTATGTCCAAAGTGGTGACGTAGTAACAATTGCACATCCCTCACATCCACCTTTAGAGCTTTTAAGGTTGGGTGATATTAATTGGACCTTTAACGAGTTAACTTTTGCACCTACAGTATCGACACCAACTTCAGTATCGGCCACAGGTGGAAGTGCTGGAGCTAATGATTATCGTTATGTAGTAACAGCAATTGATGATCAAAACAATGAGTCATTACCAGGACTAGACTTATCATCGGACTCAATAACAGGGATAACAAATGCTAATCCAGCAGTTGTGACAGTATCCGGGACACATGCCTTAACAAGTGGACAGACAGTTAAATTGGTTGGACTTTCAACCGGAATGACAGAGCTTAATAATAAATTCTTTGTAATTGATGTTATAACGACAAGTACATACTCACTAAGAAATATAGATAGCACAAATTTTGGTGTATTCTCAGGACCAGCACTAGCTCAATATACAGTAGCCGAAATATTATCGAAGGCAGTTCCGACTACAGCTTCACCAATATCAATAGCCTGGACTTCACCAGCAGATGCGGTTGAGTTTAGAGTATATAGGGAGTCTTTTGGTTCATATGGTTTACTTGGAACAACAACAAATACTTCCTTCCTAGACATAGGACAGGGCACAGATGATAGCATTACATATCCTTCAGCAAGGTATCCATTCCTGGGAGTGAATAACTATCCAGCAGTTGTTAATTATATTCAACAAAGACTTTGCTTTGCTAACACAAATAACAATACAGAAAAGATATTCATGTCTAAAACATCAGATTACAAGAACTTTTCTACGTCAAGTCCTGTACAATCCGATGATGCTATCACTTTTCAAATGACAGGAAGGCAAGTTAACTCAGTTGAAAACCTTTTAGATCTTGGTAGCTTTGTTATTTTAACAAGTGGTGGTGAGTGGAATGCGGCCGGAAACGAAGCCGGGGTTGTTGAACCTACAGCAATAAATACAAAACAATATTCTTATAACGGATCAGGTGCTTTACCACCGATTGTTATTGATGGATCAGCACTATACCAACAAGCCAGGGGTTCAGTTATACGAGATCTTTCCTTTGACTTTGCAGTTGATGGGTATAGAGGGAATGACTTAACAATATTTTCAGCTCACCTGTTTGATAATTTTACGATCACAGACTGGGCTTATCAGCAAATACCTAACTCAATACTATGGATCGTTAGATCAGATGGAGCGTTATTAGGTCTTACATATGTAAAGGACCAGCAAATAAGAGCGTGGCATAGACACGATTTAGGTGGAATATGTGAGAGTGTTGCAGTAGTTCCAGAAGGAAACCAGGACTTTTTATATGTTTCAGTTTTAAGAGAAGTTGATGGCAACCAGGTTAGGTATATTGAGAAGCTAAGTACAAGACAGATAAATGATATTAGAGATAATAAGTTTATGGACTCATGCTTAACTTATGATGGAAGAAATACAGATACATCATTATCTCTACAATTATCCGGTGGTGGTTCGTGGGTAGCCGGGACTTCACTCACTTTAACATGCTCAGGTGGTAATTATTTTACAGCAGATGATATTGGAAGAGATATTCAGATGTCCATAGTTATTGACTCTACATATACCGAACAAGCGAGAGTAAGAGTCACAGCATATACAAGCCCCACAGTCGTCACAGTAGAGGCCATAGTTGCAGTTCCGATAAGTTTTCGCTTCTCAGGTACATCTATTTTTGCCAGAGCTTTAAATACAGTTGGTGGTTTAGAACACTTAGAAGGTGAAAATGTTTCGGTCCTAGGCGATGCCTTTGTTGTTGCGAGTCCTAACAATGATTCATACACAGACATTACAGTTACGGATGG